GAGGCATGGCAGTGCAGGGCGCCAGATCCAGATAATCAACCGTGACATCAAGCATTGGGATGCAAACCTTCGAGAGGCCAGTATAGATGTCATTGGAAGGTTACTTTATAGTTGCGTTGACAAGGAACACCTGGACGAGGAGGGCGTGGCAATTGGAGATATGATATTTGAGGCGGCAATGGATGAAGTTCTGGTGAAACTCGTAGAACATCCATCGGGATATCTGACCTGGGTCGCCGGCACACTCCCTTCAGGTGTGTTCGTCACATCTAGTTTTAATTCCAATGCCAACATCCTGTTTTGTATCGCGTCGTTCGTACATCAGCTCATGTTCTCAAAGAGCAGTCCCCCATCAGCCGCACTTGAAATTCTCGACAACGAGCGGTGGATTGATAAAACCGCCAACACGTTCCTCCTGTCACTGGTGTGTAATGGTGACAACCAGATAGGTACTGATGAAGTCTACCAAGACAACGGAATCTGGTATGACATCAATGAGGATGCAAAGTTTTGGGCCAAGCTTGGAATGAGGATGAAGATGGACGAGACAGGGGTCACTACAAACATTTCTGAAGCTGAATTTTCAAGCCGGAAATGGGTTTTATTCAACAATGAGTTGTATCCCACCCGACCCCTTGATGGCCTCATAAGGAAACTCCAGGCTAGACCGTTCAAGGACGCTCTTGAAGCCAAACTATTCGTGAGAGCCATGATGATCGATTACCTTGGGATAGACCCCCTCATATTCAATGCGCTCAAGGAAATAGATGAGGATATCATTGTTGACCCAAAGGCTCTTCAGAAGTCCCAAAGCAAAGCTGGCGATTCGTTCAAGGACTACATACGTTCCTCCTTTGGTGTCGACCATCTCAGCGAACAAGAGTTAGAGCGGTTGTCTGCCATAATGTGCTCGCAGAGGGTGTCTAGGGCGGCTCTTTGTACCCTAATGCTGCCTAGGTTGGACTTGAAAGGGGCTGACATGGATGAGGTGAACAAGGGATTTCTTTTGGGAGAAACGGCCGTTGGAACTCGCGAGAGTCTCAAAGTTTTAGAGAGAAATGAGACACGGGGTGTCCTTTCTCTTGCACAAGTTGGTGAAAGTGAGTGGGTCAGAATGATAGCCTCTACACGACAAGCTAGCCTATATCGCAGCATGTCTGAGTTGGACTCCAACGTGAAACCCAAGTGAAGAAAAAAATCGTAATGACAGTCGGCGAAACTAAATGATCTGTCGGGTTGTGCC